CCGCTGGTAGCGCAGGTCTAGTACAGAAGGCGTACGATAAATTTATCGAATTCGCTCTTCGTGACGAACCCCTAATTCGTACAGTCGCAGACAAGCGCCCAGTATCCCCAACCAACAACGGTAACGTTGTTGTTCTACAACGCTATGCAGACCTCTCTAACGCTACAACAGCGCTAACAGAGTCTACAGACATTGACGGCGTAACAGTCGCAACACCTACATCTGTGACTATCACAATGCAGGAGTTCGGTAACGCTACAACTAACACTCGCGCTCTTAAGTTATTCTCATTAAACGCAGTGGACCCAGACATCGTAACATTGATGGCTCGCAACCAAGCAGATTCAATCGACGCACTTGCTATGACAGCACTACGCGGCGGAACAAACGTAATCTACGCAGGTTCAACAGCAACATCAACTGCTACAGTTACAGCAGCAGCAACATTGTCAACAGCCAACATTGGCCGTGCAGTTGCTAAGTTGCGCGGTAACAAGGCATCAGGAAAGCGCGGCTCAGAATACTGGGCTGGCATTCACCCAGATGTTGCACACGACCTAATGCTTGAAACATCAAATGCAGGATGGGTTGTTCCAAACGCATACGGTATCTCACAAGACCGTATCTGGGCTGGAGAAATTGGCCGCTACAAGGGCGCTTATTTCGTAGAATCACCACGTCTATACGTGGCAACTGATGGTGCATCTTCTGCAAAGAACTATCGCACAATCATCTGCGGACAGCAAGCACTTGCTGAGGCTGTGGCAGAAGAGCCACACACAGTTATCGGTCCAGTTACCGATAAGTTGAACCGTTTCCGTCCAATCGGATGGTACGGCGTACTAGGTTTCGCACGTTTCCGTGAAGAAGCACTATTCCGCATCGAATCAGGTTCATCAATCGCTTAGTTGATTGACAGTAGGGCAGGGGTTTCGGCCCCTGCTTTACGGTAAGTTCATTAAGGAGAACAATGGCAACTTATATATTCAGAACTCCATACGTGGAGGAAGGTCCTACGGGACAACACCGTCTGTTCTACTTTTTCAAATTAAGACAAGGTGTCACAGTTACTAGAACTGGTTCTACATTTGGACTTGGTCGTTACTTCTCACAAGACCAACTAGATGATGTAGATGAATACTGGCTAGGTGGACATGAATCATCTGTATCAGAGGCAACGAAAGCAGCATTAATTGCTGGTGGAATTGGCGTAACAGAGGCAAACTTTACAGTAGAGTAGGGACAAAATGGACTGCGACCATATCAGCAAAGTTGTTAAAGATGGATATAATTTAATAGATGGACAGATGCATTCAGTAGTTCTTATATGGGGATGTACTAGATGTGATACGACATCAACAGAGCCTCTATATGATATAACTAAATCTTTTGGAATTAAAGAATCTTGTAAAGAAAATTGTGAATGTTTTGGCTGTAAGGCTAAAGGATTGCAAATGAATACAGGAGATGCAAGTAGACCTATTGCTCAGAAGGCATGGGAAAGTCGATTAAAGTTTTATAAAGATGCTAGAAGTCAAGGCATTCAACCCGCAGGAACGCAAAGACTTCAAGTCGAAGCGGCATACAAGGCAAGTGAAACATTGGGTAAAGCATATGATGCTGGCACAATGGGTGTAAGAGCAGACAAAGTTACGAAATCCGTAGCGGCGGTCATGAAAGAAACTGGAGCAGCATGATGATGAAGAACAAAGCAGGCAAGATGAACGCAATGATGATGGAAATGCCTATGGCTAAGAAGAAGGTCGCAAAGAAGGCCGCTAAGAAGGCTATGCCAAAGAAGATGGGTAAGAAGAAGTAATGCCAAAGGTAGGTATGAAAGAGTTCGCCTACACACCTAAGGGTATGGCTATGGCAAAGATGGAAGCCAAGAAGACTGGCAAGAAAATGGTAGTTAAGAAGACTGCTAAGAAATCAGGAAAGAAGAAGTAAATGGCTGATTCAAGATTAAAGCGAGCGGGAGTATCTGGTTTTAATAAGCCAAAGCGTACACCAAGTCACCCGAAGAAGTCGCACATTGTTGTGGCTAAAGAAGGAAGCAAGGTCAAGACTATTCGCTTTGGTCAACAGGGTGTTACTGGAGACAGGAAGCCTACTGCACGACAAGCCTCATTCAAAGCACGTCACGCGAAGAACATTGCTAAAGGCAAAATGTCAGCAGCATACTGGGCGGATAAAGTAAAATGGTAGCAAAGAAGCCTAAGTCAAAAGTTAACGCGGCTGGTAATTATACTAAGCCAACAATGCGAGCATCTTTATTTAAGAAGATTAAGGCTGGTTCTAAGGGCGGAGACCCTGGAGAATGGTCTGCTCGTAAGGCTCAACTGCTTGCTGTTCAGTACAAAAAGGCAGGCGGAGGCTACAAGTAATGGCACTTGCTAAATCTCAGGAGTCACTCAAGAAGTGGACTGCGCAGAAGTGGAAAACTTCTGATGGTAAGCCATCTAAGGGTAAGAAGCGATATCTGCCAGAAGCAGCGTGGGCATCATTAACACCTGCAGAGAAAGCCGCTACTAATAGGGCTAAGGCAAAAGGTAATGCAAAGGGTAAGCAGTTCGTTAAGCAACCTAAAGCAATTGCAAAGAAGACCGCAAGAAGTAGATAACAAAGGTGGGGACAATGAAAGATACTTTGGCTATCGCCTGGTGCGATAATGGTATGGTAGATGGCAAGTTCATGCAAGGCGTTACTGATGTAATGCTACATGGAGGTGCTAATGTAACAACAACCTTACGTAGTTCTGGTAATCAAATTGGCAGACAACGTGAGACTGTAGCAAAATACTGGTATGAAAACAACAAATCTGATTGGCTCCTATGGGTAGACTCAGATGTAGTAATCTCACCAGATACATTTAAGAAACTCTGGGATAAAAGGGATGCGGATGAACGTCCAATCCTTACTGGAGTCTACTTTACAACAGATACACCAGAAGAACCACTCATGGTTCCAATGCCAACACTCTTTGAGTTCGTAGTGCAGGGTAATGAAGTGGGTATCAAGCGCATGCATCCACTACCTAAAGATAAATTTATCAAGGTTGGAGCCGCAGGCATGGGGTTTGTGTTGATGCACAGAAATGTAATCACCCGAATCCTAGAAGTTTTGCCCAACACACCGCTGTTTACGGAGGTTGGAGTTGGGAAGCAGTTCATGGGTGAAGATATATTCTTCTTCTCACTGTGTGATAGGGCTGATATTCCAGTCTGGTGTGACACATCTGCAACAGTTCCACATATGAAACGCTTTTCATTCGATGTTAATTACTACGATGCATTCGTAGGAGACAAGAGGAAATAATGACAACTACGCTGACCAATATGATTGATGAGGTTCAGGTCAATCTTGCTGGATATACCTTCCAACAAGAACGTTCGACGTACCTTAGAACTCCAGTCACAACGACAACTTCATCATCAGCATCACCATTGGTCTTGTCACTTGGGTCTATCGACTCAGTAGGCAAAGGCATAATTGAAATTGATGAAGAACTAATGTGGATTGATTCTTATGACCGCATTGCAAGCACCGCTACTATCTCTCCATACGGTAGAGGCTACCTAGGAACTACAGCAACAACTCATGCTGCAGATGCTAAAGTATCTATCTCACCAACATTTCCTCGCTTTAATATAAAACGCGCAATTAACGATACAATCCGCTCCCTTGGAGCAAGTATCTTTGCAGTAAAAACAACAACATTTACATTTAATGCCGCTCAATCAACATATGCATTTAATAACTTAAACATTAAAAACATCATTAGCCTAACCTGGGAGGCCATCGGGCCTACACAGGAATGGGTTCCTATCCGCCGTTGGGACTTAGACTCAGTAGCAGATACGGAAACATTCGGCGCTGGGGCGCAAACAATCACACTTGGTGAGGCTCCAATCCCAGGACGTACTGTAAAAGTTGTGTATGCAACAGACCCAGTAGCGTTCACAACCAATGCACAAGATTATGTTACTCAAACAGGACTTCCAGAATCAACTCGGGACGTAGTTATTCTTGGTGCAGCATATCGTTTGCTTGCCTTCTTAGACCCAGCACGTGCTGCTCAAACCAGCCCACAGGCTGATGAGACAGATAGCAAGAGACCATATGGTTCATCACAGTCTGCTACAAAGCAACTATATGCACTTTACACAC